ATCGATGACGGTTGGAATTGAATTTGCGCATTGTTCGCGCCCATCACCAACGAAACACTCGCGCCCGTCAGCCCGCTGACGCCGCCAACATCGACAATCGGTTCGGCCCATAGCAGCGGCGGGTTCGTTTGGTAGGCCCCGGCCTGCGTCAAGACGAGGGTGTCTATGTTCAGGCTTCCGCTGGTGATCCGCGCGGTGAACTGGAATTTCGTTGCGCCAGGAGATGTGCCGGTGAATGTGTAGGTGCCGTCAATGCCGCCGCTCCCCGGCGCATTGCTGTTGAGGACCACCACCTTGGTGCTCTGCACCGTCACCTGGGCAGCCACCACAGATGTCCCGCCGGTCAGCGTGTAGACGTCCAGCGGGCTGACGCCGGTTCCAGCCCCGTCAACGCCATCGATGGCGACGGTGGCGATCGTAGGATTGCCGCTAGCCTGATACGCGATGCCTGAGAGCGCCGTCGCGACAGTGCCGGCCAGCGTGATGGAATTACCGCTGACCGACGCAACCGTCGCCTTGACGCCAGCGCCTGCCGCCCCGCCAAGAGGCAGGACCACCAACTGCCCGGGAACGGCGGAACTCAGATCGGCCCCGGCAATGGTCAGTGTTTGGTTGCTGCCAGCCGCCACGGTCAGCGCACCCGAATATTGTCGGCGATCCCCCTTCGCGCCATAAAAATCGACGGAGAACACCTTGGCGTAGGTGCCAGCAGCGATCGCGCTCGCATTGGCAATAGCCGCATTCAAATCCGCCGCCGTCAGAACGTCGCCGGTCGACCAGGGATAGCCGGTGTTGCCGTCGTTCACAGCACTGCCTCCGAGCCCACGATCCACGCACGGTTGAGCCCGCGCCCGCTCCAGCTCGAGACATCGCCGCCGCGCCCGCCGAGGATGCCAGGCAGCGACAGAACCGATACCTGCGCATTCGCCAGCCGGATCGTCTCCAGCGACGCGCGCGCCTGGCCGAGCAGCAGCGGCGTGATCTGCGCACCAGGCAGGCGCAGGGCGAGATTATTGACGATGGCGTCGAGATATTCGGGCGGCACCAGCAGCTGATCGGTCAAGTGCACATAAACCGGCAACTGTGCCTTGGTGAAGATATGCAATTCATAAAGACCGCTGGGTGGCACTGGATAAAACGTCACGCGCGCCAGCGGAAAAGCGCTGTCGTAGAACATCACCTCGGGAATTGACTTCAAGTCCTTGATGGTGATTTTTCCCCAATCCTCCTTGGCTTCAATGATCGCCAGCGGGATGTCGACCGGGTTGGGACCGGCGAACGGTTGAAACCGGACGAACCCGCCGTGCAGCTTATCAGGCCGGGGCATGTTAAAATCGCCGCCGGGGCCGACGGAATACCACTGGCTGCCGGTCGCCACCTTCGCCGTCTCGGCCTCGTTCCATACCAACCAGCGTTTGCGCTGCCACTGCCCCAGCATCATCACCAGGAGGCTCAGCGCGTCGTTCATGTCGGTGCTGGTGTCGCTGACGCGCTGCTGGTCGTTGATGCGCCCGGCCAGGCGCAGGGCCAGCACACAGGCCTGCCGCACGGTCGCCGGCACGCCAGGCGCCAGAGGGTCGATCTGCTGCGCATTGATCGCCTGGAGGAGCTGCAGCGCCCTGTCGGCGCGGTCCTGCAGGGTCTTCGGCACCTCCTGCCCCCAAAGGTCGCGCAGGCGCGTCGCCAGGTTGAGCGAGATCGCGTTCCGCACCCCGTGCACGAACGTGCCAGTGATCGGCGCGTTCAGGTCACGCAGGTCAGGGAGGGCGCCAGGGATGATACGCACGTCGCGTTCACGCTGCCATTCGTCGACCATCTCCAACATCAACAGCTGCGCATCGGTGACGTCCTGCGAGGCCGGATCCACCTGCTGCTTGTCCGTCAGCCGGCCGGCGGCGCGCAGGGCCAGCCAGATGAGCCCCAGCGGAGTGCTGGGGTCGATGGTGGGGTTGACGGGTATCTGCTGCAGGTTGATCGCCTGGAACGCCGCCAGGGCGCTCAGGGCCAGCTGCACGTCGATGTCGACCGGCGGCAGCGCATAAATCTGCCGCAGGCGCACCGACATGCTGGTCAACAGCACATGCTCGTAGGGCGTCCAGAACGAGACGTCGGTGGTCAGGTCCGGAAACGTCGGCAGCACGATCGCGTTGACCTGCACGCGCCGCTCCAGGTTGAGCTCGCCGATCCAGGCGTTCAACACCTTGAAGCTGTCGTTGATGTCGGCGGCGCTCGGTATCTGTCCGATGCCGGTGATGCCGCCATTCCGCAACGCCAGGAACAGGATATCGTTAGCGATCGTCAAAGGAAATGCCTCCTAAGGAGGGTTGCCGCCGAATTGCCGGGGGAGCGCTCGGCAGCCACACGCTGGTTCGGTTACGAGAGGGGCGTCTCCCGCCCCGGCAAAGATCAGCTAGCTGCTCTTGACCCAGGCCCAGGTGCCCGGGGCGAACGCGTAAAACGTCGCCGCCGTGGCGGTCGCGAGCGACACGCCAGTGCCCGCCGCCACGCCGTTGATCGTGTCAGATGTGCTGGCGTCAGCGAACACCTGACAGGCTCCGGTGCCGGCGTTCAGCACGACGATCTCCTGGCCGCCGACGGCAGGCGGCAGGGCGACACTGTCGCCCGCCGTGGCGCAGACGGTGATGCGGTTCATCGCCGAGGTGAGCTTCGTGGCCCCGGCGCGGCCCCCGCCCGCCGTGGCCGTGATGTTGTTGCTGTAAGTGCGACCCCCGCCCGCCGTCATCAGCTCCGGACTGAAAAGATGTTGGCCACGGGAGTATGGGGTGTTGGCCGGATTATCCTGCGGACCCTTGTTGTCGAAATACATGCCCGCCTCCTAGTTCGCCATGAGCCTGCAGGCGAGCTGCGGACGCAGCGCGGCGCAGCCCCAGAGCACGTCGATGCGGATCGGGAACGTGTCATCCGAGATCGCATACTGGCGAATGGCACGCATGCTGATGCCGTCCTTCTGAACCCTCGATGCCATGTCAACACCACCCGGCATGACGAGGTCGGCGGTCGCGAAAGTGAACGCATCGGGGTGGAAGGCGAGAGAAAGCCCGGTTGCGGTCGACACGGTGCCGGCGAAGACGAGCGCCGCCGAGGCGTTCGCGGTGGTGACGACATTCTGGCTTGGGCTGCCGCTCACGCCGTTGATGCCCGGGCTGATCGTCATGGTGCCGGCACCGCCGGCATAGGAACCCACCACCACGAACTGCTGCAGAACCCCGCTGCTGATCTTGGTTTCCGGATGGCACCGATACACACCGGCAATCGTGAAAACGTCGCCCGCGTTCGGAACGCCCGCCCCGGCGGCGACCACCAGCGAGGTGCCGGTGTTCTGGTTGGCGACGACGGCGGTCGTGTAAGCCGCATTGGCCGCACCGCGCGTGGTGGTCGTCAGGTGCGTATTTTCCGCCCATTCGAACCCGCCTGCGAGGCCCATCACGCCATCGGTGTATTGCCGGGCGATCTGGGTGCTCTGCTGGAACAACCCCTTGAGGCTGTCGACGAGGTCGACGTTGTCCTGGGTGTTGATGCGCAGCAGCCACTGCTTGCTCTGCGGCGTCAGGTTGTCGAGCAGCAGCTTGCGCGCCTGCAAGACGCTCTTGAATACCTGGGGCGACCCGGCGGTGCCGACCGCATTGTAGACCGTCGGCCACATCTGCTGGACGAACGTGCTCTCGATCTGCGCCGCCAGCACCGCGATCGCCGGCTCGATATAGCGGGCGGTGAAGTCGTCGATGGTCAGCGTCAGCTCGGCAGACGAGAACGAGAAGTCAACGTGATACTGGTTGGTGATCGGCAGGCTGACGTAGGTTTCCACCGTGTTCTGCAGGCTGAGCGCCGGAGTGGTGGAGACGGTGTATTGCACCGGGACGCGAATGCGCAGCGTGCTGCCGATCTTGGCTCCGCTGTTGGCGAAGCTGTCGTCATACTGGCGGTTCACCGCGCCGATGATGTTGCACTTCTGATGCAGGATCGCCAGCGCCTTGGCAGTGATCATGTTGATGGTGAGAAGGGTGTTTGAAGCGGCCATTTGGCCCTCCTGCTGACAACGGATTGCGGGAGGCGCGGCCCTTTCCAAGGGCGCGCCGGGCTGGTTTCCGTTGTCGCAAGAGAGAGTTAGCCGCGCTGACAGACGGGAAGGCACGCCACGCGGTGTTATCGGACCCGCTACCCGTTCGTTGTCAGCCGCGCGGTGTTGACCGATCCGCTACCGGTTAGGCACGTTCTATCCGACTATCTCCGTGCAGAGATCGGCGTCGGCTTCAGGTAATGGTCGACCAGCTCCTGGGCACTGGCCCGGTATTCGTCGAATTGCGGGCTCGCCCTGCCGGTGACCGGGCGGATCGGCGCAGGGGCCCTGGTGACCGGCTGTGACTGTGTGCGTGCCGTCGCCCCAGTCACGGTCTCGAGAGTGGCGGCGTATCGGCCGAGGGCGATGGCACGCCCGCGCTCGTTGCGGATGGCGGATATCCGCTGCACCTCCTCGGGATCGTCGGCCAGCGCGGCTGCCACCTTCACGCCGCCCGGCATCTCAACGAGCAGCTGCGCGAAGCCGGCGTCCGCGCCCATGGCCATCAGGTCGCCGCACCGTTTCTGCCAGTCGGGAAACTGCACGGTGCCCTCTTCGTGGAAGCGCTCGGCGCGTATCTTGCCCGCCTCCTCGGCCCTGATCTGCTCGCGGAGGAGGGCCTGCTGCTGCTCGGGCGTAGGGTCCTGGGGCGGCGCGCCACCGCGCGCCCGCCAGGCCGCCAGCTCGGCGGCCAACTGGTCACGCTCGCGCTCGGTCGCCCCGAGACGGGCGCGCATCTGCGCGACACGCCGGCCCTCCTCGTCCCGCGCCTTGGTCTTCTCCTCCTCGGTCGGCTCTGGCGGATCAGCCGGCGCGGGCGCAGGGTCGGCTGCCGGCGCGGGATCGGGGGCCGGCGTCGGGGGGTCTACCGACGGCGCGTTGGGCTGCGGGTCGGTGAGGGTGCTGGTTTCGCTCATCGTGGGGCATCCGGTGGAACGTCGTGGGTGTATTCCGTCAGGGTCTCAGAGGTCGGACTGCTGCCCGGGGTGCCGCGCAGCAGCGCCAGCTCGGCCTCCAGCTCGACGATGCGGTCGCGCAATCTCCTGTTTTCCGCTCGCTCCCTGATTGTGCTCTCTAGCCACTGGTTCAGGGTCATGCGGAGCCTACCAAGGTGAAGCGGTTCGTCGCCGCTCATGACGCCATCGCCGGGGCTGGGGTGGAGCTCATTGGTTGTGAATTTTCGCGCCAGCGATTGAGACAGGATGCTCCGTGCCAACACTGTGCCCGGCATTCAGATAATCGTCGACGGTCCAATTCTCGTTGCCGGCGTATCCGTTGGCGTCGGCGACGCCGAGAAGTTGTGCTCCCGGCAAATCAAAGTCAATTTTCAATGAGGATTTTGGCACCTTTACTTCCACAACAGGGCCGCCAGCCGCATACTCACTTGCGGCCTTCTTGGTTGGTGAAAAGAAGGCGGGCGAATTGATGTGCCCCGTTTGTTGAATTGCTGCCAGCCCTTCCGGCGATGTTCCATGGTACAACGTCACGGTATCCCCTGCCCCACCTGATCCCGCCACCAGCGCCCCCGGATATTGTGCCAGGGCATTCAGTAATCCGCGCCGTGTCGGTAATCCAGTTGCCGGGTCTTCCAACCCCTGTTGCTGGCTCAAGGTGTGCTGGCGCTGCATCCAGTCCGCAGCCGCCGATCCTATGTTTCGCATCCAGTCCGGTGCCAGCGGGTTGTTCGCTTCGGGCGCGCCGGGCGGGGGTTGAATACGCAGCGGATTGATCTCGGGCACTTACTGCGCCATCGCCGGGGCTGGGGCGGGCGCTGGCGGGGCCGGCGGCGGCGTGGCGCCGTTTCCACCCCCCTCCCCCTCGGCGGGCTCTGGCGGGGCCAAGCGGGCCGCCAGGGTGCCCTGGATGTCCGCGTGCCGGTGCAGCATCGGCTCGAGGTCAGTCTGCAGCATGTCCTCGACCATCTGGCGCACGATGATCTGCAGGCTATGCGGGTCAATTTGGCCCACCGCCTTGAGCCGGTCAGTCTCGGCCTTGTAGTCGTCGATGGCGTTGCTCTCGGATTTGTCGGTGAGCTGCAGCTTCTGCGCGGCGAGCTGCTGCTTCAGCGCGGCGATCTCGGCGTCAGCCTGGCCGAGCAGCTGCTGCGCGTGTTGCTGCATCGCCTGCGCCGCCTGCTTGACCTGCGTCACCTGCGGATCGACGCCGGATTGATATTGCGGTGGCAGCCCGCGCTTGAGCCTGTCCGCGAGCTCATCGGCGCCCGGGAAGTCAGAGTTCTGCGCCCAGAAGTCGCCGACGATGGCGAACGCGTCGGGGTTCTGTTGCATGATCGTGGCAAACGCATTTGCAGCTTCTTCGCGCTGCGTGCCGTAGGCCGGGCCGACGTCAGCCTCGACATCATACTCACCGACCGAGGGATTGAAGATGATGGCGGGGTTCGGCTGGTCGGGGTCCGAACGCATCGCCTGCGCCTGGGCGGAATTGAGGGGCGCGCCGTTGGTGGGGTCGACGTGCTGGTGCGCATCCTGCGCGGTGGGGTCCACCCGCACGGTGCTCTCGCTATTGTCGTAGCCCATGATCTTGACCAGGCGCGGCGTGTCATAAATCTTCGGTATCAAGTCTAACAGGATGCGGCCGACCTGACGGATCGCTTTGGCCTGGTTGTCGATGTAGTGGTAGGTGGCAGTGTCACCCTGGCGCTGGCGCTGCTGGATGGCGACGCCGCTGCGCTCGTTGGAGGGCATCCCAAGCTCGGCCTGATACTGACCGGTGACCGCCATCAGGTCCTGGCGGGCGATCTGCATCCCGGCGATGTAGGCCTGGGCCATCTGCGGCGGCGGCTCGCGTTGAGGCCGTTCGATCGGGTTCCCCTGCTCGTCGATGCCATTGTAGAGCAGCACCGACCAATTTTTGACATTGGCCGTGTCCCACTGTTTTTCCCGCCCCTCGATCGCGTCGGCGCGCGCCACGTAGGGAGATTTGGTCTGCAACGCCACCTGCTCGACAGCGGCAGACGACCAATAATTATAGATGCGCTGCGCGTCGATCTGGCTGCGCGTGTGACCCTTGCGGTCCATCACGCCGTCGATCGTCGTCTCTTCGCCGATGAACGGCACGATCGGAATGTATTTTCCGAGCCACTTCTCGCGGTCAATGATCTCGTCGCCGGCGATCTTGAACCATTCAATTTTGTGGCTCTGCACCTCGCGCGTCTTGGCGATCATCGGCTCGACCTGCTCGCGCAGCTCATCGGGAATATCGCTGTCGCGCACCACCGTGCCGTCGCTGAGCCGGTGCCGCTTATAGCTGGTGACCACCCGCCGCCAATATTCCGCGACCCGCACATGGTCCTTGTCGTTCCACCCGTCGCTGTGATGATCGAGCGCCGTCGGAACAACATCCTGCTTGCCGTGTTCCGCCTCGTAGCGATCGCGCGGAATGTCCTCGAACACGAAACCAAAATTGGCATCCGATTTGTCATACATCTGGCAATCGGGATCGAGGTAGACGGTGCGCGGGTCGCCGATGCGGCGAATGAACAGATCGAGCTCGTCGCTGTCATCGCTGACATAGTCGGTTTCCACGCGCACGTAGCCGATGCCGGTCTCCACCTGGTGGTAGGTGGCGGTGCTGTAGGCGTCGACCGCTTTCGATTGATATTCGATACGGCGAATAACGCCGCTCATCACCTGGGCGGCGTCGTAGCTGGAGCGGCCCGTGGTGGGCGTGCATTTGATCTGCGCCTTGTTCTGGCGCGCGTCGTTCACGATCTGCAGGTTATGCTGCCGGACATGGTTCTGGGTCAGGCACGGGCGCTCGCCGCGATCGGATCTGACGTTAGCATCCCACTGCCACATGTTCTGGCTGTCGCCATTGGCGAACTTCTGGTCAAACTTCGCCCGGTCGCGCCACTGGCTTTCCCACGCCTGGCAACGCTCAAATCTTTCCTTAGCTTCGCGGACGATGTCCTTGTTGCTCTGTGCCATTATCGGGTCCGCATCAGGAAGCGCAGGCGGATACGTTGCGAAGGCGGCGGGAGCTCGTGCTCATAATCCTGCTGGCGTAGCGATTTGATGGTGCGCTCGGTCATTGCTACGGGGGCGGTGCTTTTGCTCGCTCAAACAATTTGATTGCATTCGTGGCGGGGCAATCCAGGGTTAAGTCGGCCGCGCCAAACAGGAAAATCCACGCGTTGCAGGGGGGTATGCCCGAGCTGTTGGCACCGCACCCCGCCACGGAGCACAACACCAACAGCAGCGGGACGATGGCCGCTAACACCCTGCCGGCCGGCGGCCATCGCCCGTTCACATCAGCCGTAGAGCATCAAGTAGCCGAGGGCGTCGGATGCGGCCCCGACGGCACGCCCACGACCACCCACCCGGTGGCTTGCGTCCAGCCCGATTTCCATTCGATCGGGCGGTTATCGGGAGATGGCATGGTCGGCGGCAGATCGGGCGGCAGGGCAATCGGGTGCGTCGGGAAACCCGGCCCCTGGCTCGGATACGGTGGCAATCCACCATCCGCAGGGGGGAAATAGATCGGCGGAACGGGCATCGGCACGTTGCCGCCGCCCCATGTCCCCAACGGCGGCCCCCCGGGGGCCATGGGCGGCGTCGGGAACGGCTGGCCAGCCCCGCCCCAAGTACCGAGCGGCGGACCGCCGGGGGCTATGGGAGGCGTTGGATAGGGCACATTGCCCCCGCCCCAAATTCCGAGCGGCGGCTCGGCGCCTCCGGAACCCACCGGGATGATCATCGCAAGAAACGGTTGCGGCATCATGTTCTCCTGCTGTTGCCGTTCATCGAAAATCAGTGCGTCACGCCGCGTCCGGCAGCGCATGCGCGCGCCGCAACTCGGCCGCAGCCGCTTCCTTTGCCGCCGCATTTCCATGTTTTGCAGCGTCGACGGCGGCCTCGGCCTTGACGATGGCCTGGGCCTTCTTCTGTGCCAGGATCGACGGGCCAGCCGCGCGCGCCGCCGGGCGTTCCGCAAGCCGCAGCTGCACTTCCGCCGCCGCCTCGCCCAGCTCGTCGGTCAGCGCCAGCGCCAGCGCTTCAATTTCAACCAGGTGATGCTTGTCGCCGCGCACCCAGTCGGTGGCGATCATCGCCAGCAGCAGGTGCCGGTTGTGCGCCCTCTCTTCGTCCGTGAGCTTCGGCTTTGGCGCGAAGACGGGCCGGCCCTGGGCATCGAGGGTGGGCTTGCCCTGGGCATCAAGCACAGGCACGGCCTGGGAGCGCTGCTCAGCCGTGAGAGGCTTGCCGTGGGCGTCAACGGCTTCCGCATGCGTCGTCGTGGTGGTGCTCATGATGTCACTCCTACATTACGGTGAAGCGGCCGCGCACGGCTCGCTCAATCCTGACGGTACTCTCTCAATCATCGGCTCGCTCTTGC